CCCCCACATTATTTTCCCATTAGGCAGCACAAGGTATCCATTGTCAGGAACGGATTGCGTGCCATCTTTCGTGCGCTTGGCTAACTCTGTCTGTTTTGTCTGCTGTGGGCTTATGCCTAGATAGGTGTCGTTTCGCTGTAATTCTGTTGGCTCAAATTGCTTCCAATATGCCGCCCCTGCGTTATTCCCGCCCAACATGGTCGCAGCTTGACCGCGCAACAAGTTTGGCAAGCCAAAGGCATTATTCCCGCCTTGATTGGGGAATGGGTTTTGTTGAGTAGATACTATCGGTGCGCTGGGCTGCGCTGTAGCTGGTGCTGCCATTGGCGTTGCGCCAGGCGCGGCTTGCTGCTGTGGCTGCGATGCTGCTGGTTGTGCTGTAGGCTGCGGTTGACCACCTTGAAGCACAGAGGCTAGGCGTTGCGCCATCTGGGCTGACATAGCCGTGTTTTCTTTGGCGGCGTCCTTTTGTATTCCTTGCGCTGCCAACATTTGCGCCATGTTGCCCAACCCCTCTAATGGGCTGCGCCTTATTGCCACCTGTCCAGCCATCTGAGTGGACATATCAGGGTTTAATCCCTTTTTGAGTAATAGCTCGGCAATCTGCTGTTTTGTGGCTAATTGCTGCTGTTGCTCTAATAGGTCTGGCGCAAGTAGCGCCATTGGATTGAAGCCTTGAGTCGCCATTATCCGACCCTCCCATAGTCAACCATCAAGAATCCACTTGGATGCTCAATAACCCTATCAGGATAGACTTTCTCAACATCTTGCGCTATTACGCCAATCTCTGGCTCATCGCTCCATAGATATTTGAATAGGTACACTCCCAACCCGCTAACAGTCTCCCCTATCTTTGTTATGTCTTTCTTTAAGCGCTCATCAGAGAAAAACATTGCTGCTGAACCGCCTGCATTGAACAATCCATTCATCGCGCTGTTTTGCTGTCCAACTTGTGCATTGTACGAATTCAAATCACCTTGATATTGCTGCCCCGCTGCCTGCGAGTAATTCGGCCCAGCAGTCGTTGCTTGTTGCGTATAACCAGCAAATTGCGGCATATTCGTCTGGTTGCCAGTTCTTAGCGCATTGACGATATTTAGTGGTCGATCTTGGTTATATGCCTGCTCTTGAATTGCCTGCTGTCTCGCGGTATCGCCTAAGCTAATGCCCTGCAATGCAGCCTGTGAGTAGGCATCATTCTTCCCCAAGTTAAAGTCACGCATGGAGTTGGAGTAAGCCTCCGACCCCTCTGTGATGCCTTGATTCGCTAATTGAGTGCGCAGCCGATCCTCTGACCTATCAAACTGCGGATTAAGCCGCGCCATAATCGCATCTTGACCAGTTTGACCTGCATTGACAGACCGCTGCGGCAACAATGACTCGTCTATCGTTGGATTCGCCATCATTTGATTGACGTAATCAAGACCTTGGCTAGCAGTTCCCAGAAGCCCCTGACTGATCTGATTATTCTGGTCGTATAGGGCTTGCTGTGCTGGCGATAGTGTAGTGTTTTGTGTCCACTTGTCGCCATCTTGCGTGTAGGTAATTGACCCATCAGGGCCGTATTGATCTACCCTATTTGCTTCTGTGGCGTATTGCGCCGCCTCAAGATTGCCGGCTGCTGTAGCCTCTGCTGCTTTGACGTAATCTGGCGCTGCTGGTGCAGATGATTTACCCATTTCTCTACCCTTTCAACACTAACCACCTGCACATATCAGGGGTCATTTTATATATCAATAAATCACCATCAGGGTGCGCGTCTTGCAGGGTAGCCTCAAGCTCGAATCCGATGTTCTCAATGAATTTCTGTGCTTCTGTATTGTTTGATGGTATCGGGCTAGTGATTCTTTTCACGCCCAATTGCTTAAACGGATAATAGAAAACAAACCATAGAAAATCACGATTGAGCCAGTGCCTAGAACCATCAGACGCACAGTGCATGGCAATATTCGCGCCATTGAAATTGTCGAAAATAACTCCTCCCACTAACTCACCTTTTCGCTCTAATCCTATTGCCTCAAAGCACTCCCAATTGCCGCCCGTCCTATCGCACACCCATTGGGCTACTCGCTGCCTTTGGTTGTCGATTATCAAATCGTACCGCCAGCCTCAAAGACATAATCAGTAGAAACCCAGCGTAATTCAGCCCCATCGACTGCCATTGCGAATTGAATCGTGGCAGAGTACCCAACCCCTGCGACGTGCTGCCAATCGCGGATGTATGTCGTTTCACCGCCCCACGAAGCTACATCCCATGCCGCGTCATCCCACAATGCGCCTGCTGCTTTGGTATAACCAATAGACCCACCATAACCTGATAAGTTATAGTCCGTGTTCAAGGTCATGTTAATCTTTGGTGTGCCGTTGGTTGCCAGAATAGGACGCGCCATTGTCCACCGCTTCAATCCTGAAGCATTGCCGAAGTTGCTAAATGCAGGCAGCGCTCTAGTGATAACGCCAGCGCCGTTATCACTGTTCCCATACCATGCGCGGCATACTTTTCCATTTGATCCGAAGTAAATCTGATCTTGATACAACTCCCAACAATTAGCCGCCCATCCGGTAAATTTGCACCATGCGCCTGTTACGGTGTTCATTACATATTGCTCTTGCGTTCCAGTGCCAACAGGCACATTCAGAATCAGCATATTATTGAGTGGATATAGCTGCATATCCCAGCCATAGTTCGTCATGTACTCACTTGTTGCAGTTGAGATTGCCCATTGAATCTTGTCTGACAGCATCACCTTAGAATTGACGCGGGATGACATTAAGGATGCCGACATAGGCGCAAGCCCATCCTTGCAGATGCACAGTAAATCACCCTGATATTTGAGCATAGACCGCTTGCCCATAGGAGAGCCAATAGAGTAAACGCCTGTCAGATACCACTTTGCTGTGTCTGATGGGTCAGTGCCAGAGTAAACCGCAACCTCACCCTCGGATGTAATAAACACAGCGTTATCGTCCATACCGTAGCCGCCATCAACAGACCACGTTCCCATTGCGACTAGATAGCCACCCTTGCGAAATACAGACCCAAAATCGAGCGCAGATGCCGCACCACCGATTGAGTTAGTAGGCAGATACCACGCTTTGAGTGATGCCTTCTCAATCATGTAAACACGATTCTTGAATATGTTTATGTTGTATGCGTCTGCTGAATTAAATCCGGTAATCGCTGGCTTGCCGGAATCGCCCTCTTTGTACCAGACAGTGCCATCATATTGGAGCATCTTGTCTGCGCCATTTACTGCCAACAGAAACGATCCGCCAGAAGTGGTCAAATTAACGTGTTCAAACTTGCTATTGCCTAATTCCTCTACCAGAGGATCGCCCACATCACCTGTAGAGGTAACATCGTAAATTGTGCCATCAGAATCACCAACAGCAGCAAACAATCGATTAACCGATCCAGAGTTATACGCCATAACAGTATTGACCTGCCCTGTCATGCCCGTAGCCCAATCTACAAACCCACGCCTAACCATCACATCTGACGTTGTTGGAAACCAGTTCTCAAGCACTACAGCATCAGTCTCTGGCATGGCGGCAAGGCTGTTCTTTGCGTTCCAGCCGCCAATAGGTGCGGGAATAGACTTTGTTCTGCCTACCTGCTGACGGTTGATTTGTCTGGCGGCTTTGCGCATTATTGACCCCAAGAACCGGCAGGAACAAGTACGCCAGGGTAAATGTCATACCGAACGTCACCCATGTTCAACGTGTCCTTGCTTCCATCCCTGCCCATAGCGTCCATCACCATGCGCTCGTATTTTTGGAAATCCTCGGCATAATTAAAGCCCTTTGCCGCTTTCCAGCGCCAGATCAAGCCAAGCACCATCAAATCTTCATCGAGCAGCGATGTGTCGTCGTCTGCGGTAAATGCCGCCTTTGTAGTTGTGTTGTCTGCCGCCAGCACCCAATTCTTACTGATGTAATTAAAATAGCAGTCTTGCCCTGCTGCTGGGTTAGGAATGAAGTTGATATTGCCGCGAATAATCTTGAATTGATACCACGGGCCAGCCATTACCATTGCTTTTAATTGCTGGTAACGTTGTGCGCTCAATGGGCCGAATACAGGTCTACGAAGGTCTCGATTCCAGATGGTATCGTTTACGATGTATTTACATCCAGGCGCAATCGTGGCAAGCGCACCCTGACTCTCTGCTGCAAGCGTGGTAAATGTAGCCTCTGCAAGTAAAGCCTGCCACTCATAACGTGCTGCAAGCTCTACGCCTTCCTCTATCGCAAGCGCCATAAGCTGCAATACTTGCGGGTCAGACGATGACGCAACTCCCAATGGCTTGGGAATGCCGACCCTAGTGGCGGCAGTTTGTACTAAGGTCAGCAAGCTCATTTATTCCCCTTTTGGCGGTCTGCCGCGTCTTGGTGCGTCTGATTCTTGCGCATCCATGCGTTGCGTTAATAGTTCAATCTGCCGTTTTAGCTCGTCATTTTCGACTGTCAACTTCTCGATCTGCGCTGCGCTCTGGCTTGAGTTTTTCAGGGCATCAATCGCTTTCTGCTTGAACTCCCTGCCACCCATGCCGATCCTACCCAATCCTGTCTCGCCAATCTCTGCCAAATCCTCAAGAGTCCGAATATTTGCCGAAACAATTTGCTCTTGCTCAGATGGCGAGAAAAACAAGCACATTTTGATTGGAGTGCCGAATTCAGGCATTTCATTGCCCTCTTTCCATTTGCTATAGGCGTTGGTGTAATGATCTACCCATCGCTCTGGATATTGCCCTTCAAAAGACTTGCGCCTGATCTGATCTAGCCATTCCTCGGCTA